ACTCCTGGTCGTTATGTGATTCCGTTTCGCAACGAAGAAGGCGGCACTATCTTCCGCTACATTCGTTTGAGTACGCTGGTTGCAGGTACAATTGCATCAGGCATTAACTTCACCGCGTTTGTCGGTAAACGTTAATAATCGAGCGGCTGTAGTGGCCGCTTTATTTTAGGAGACAAACATGAAAACAGTTTACAACCCAGATGGTAAGCCATTTGAAAAAGAATACGTTGACGCGGCTGAGTGCGTAGAGGTTCTCGGTTGGACATGGGAAAACCCTGCCGACAAAGACATTCACGCAGCTGAAGTAAAGAAAAAACAAGCAGAAGCTGATAAGCTAGCAGCTCAACACAAAAAAGTTCACGGGAAATAACCATGGCTATAACTGTTGGCGTGAATGCTTATATCACTTATGCTGAATTTGTTGCATGGGCAGATTTAAGGGGTTATAACATAACGCACCCACAGGCTGGGGTTGAGGAGGCTATTGTTATTGCCAGCCTCGACTTTATCGACGCCATGCACAATTTTAAAGGTGATCCGGTCAGCTCAAGCCAAGCAATGAAGCTTCCGACTGACCAAGTTACTATTGCAAATATAAAGCCTGCCGCAAATGCCGCTACAAAGATGCAACTAGAAGGTCTGCTAATGGTAGACACTTCGACAACTTCGGCTAGCGGATCTATTGAGAGCGAGTCTAAATCTGTTGGTCCTTTGTCTAAATCGGTAACTTATAGGGCTGGAACCGCGCAGACTTACAAGCGAATTACTCCATTGGTTGATGCTTTGCTGCGCCCATATCTTAGTGCATCGATTGGCTTGGTGTACCGCTTATGAGTACCACCAAGGCCGAATTTCAGGATCTTGCAGCTGAGTTAATCAGCGGCGAGTTTGCTGACTTCACCGAAAGCACAGTTTTAAATCAGTTAGGTGCATTTGATTACAACACTCAGGCCGCCGCAGTAGTGGCAACATCGACAATCGAGATGATTAAGTACGACTACAAAATTAATCAGTATGATGGTGAAAAGATTAAGATCGGTGACTTCATGTTGATTGGTGAGCGTCAATTAGTTTCTTTTGAGCCATCCGTAGATAACACGCAAGTCATTTACGATGGCGCCGAAGTAAATCTCAATGACGTAGAGATAGACCCAGCTAGCGCATCCGTGATTCTCCATGTGAGGCCACAATGAATAAGCGTGTATATAACCTCAAGTCGACTGTTGGCGGGATTAATATTTCGGTTGATTCGCTTATCACCGCTATTAACGAATCCACAATGGAAGATCTTGACACTCTATTCGAAATGCTGCCAGAAGCGAGAATCAAGGCAAATATCGAAGCCGCTAAAATTATCAAGGGGATATTTAAATGAATACAGAAGAAATGCTTTCTCACAAACCTGTAATGTCAACACAAATAAACATTGAAAAATGGAGTGATGTTGTCTTGCGCGTTATACTAATCGATGGAACGCCATTTGTTTGCGATCAAAACGGCCTCCCTATTGTTGGCCAAAAAGACATTTCAATTCAGTCTGTAGCGGGGAAATCAACAACATTCACAGCTACATTTAGGCAGCTTAAGGTTGATAATAATGCCTGAAATCCAAATAGCTCAATTCTTATCGAATGAGGTTAGGTCTTTGCGTAACCGCTTGGCATTGCGTATTGATGCTCGTTTGGTGCAAGAGACTCCAAAGGATACGACTGAGGCTGCTAGCGCATGGCTGATTAGTGTAGGATCGCCGGATAACTCCGAATCCACTATGCAGAACCCTGCTGCCGCGATATCTAACGGAGCAGCTAAGATTAACGCGGCACCGACCTACACAAAGCTCTACATCCAGAATACAAAACCCTATATTGACAGACTTAATAACGGTTGGTCATTGCAAGCTCCAAGCAAGTATATTGATCGTATAATCGCGCAAGAGGTAGCACGTGAGCAATAGCCTAAAGGATGCTGAAGTTGTTCTGATTAATCGCTTGCTGACTAATTTGCCAGCGGGATTTACTGCTGCAAAGGTTAAATTGCCGAATGCATCGTTCACAACGCCTTCTGACAAATGGCTGCGCGTTACCGTGAACACTACCAATCTTGAGCAGCTAGACGCACAGGGCGCATTTGAGCTTAATAACGGAATCCTAACCATAGATGTTTTCTACAAATTAGGAGGCGGCTCACAATCGGCACTAAACACTGCAAACCTTATTAAACTTTTGTATAATGGCTTCGTTCAAGATGATGTAGTGGTTTACCCGGTTGAGGTTATCCCGAGAGGCGAAACTGAAAACTGGTGGTGCGTTCAAGTGGACGCTAACTTTCAGTTCCAAACATTAAATCCAAATTTATAAGGTGAAAACATGACCACTACAATTGTCACAGATCGTTTGACAAAAGGGCGCGACTTCTCGGTTGCCTACATCCCTCAGGTCACCAAGGGCGTAGTCAATACCACCCCTGAATTCATACCCTTGCGCAGAACTACCGGAAAGCCAAAAGTTGCGATTGGTTACACTCAGGACGACACTATTCAGGTAACGAATCAAGGCCAAGAGCAGATCCAAGATACCAAAGAATATACAATGGATGTAGAGGCAAGCACATCTAAGCAATCCATTCGCTTGATGATGCAGGCCATACATGGCGATCAAGTTGCCTTTACTAACTCATCTGCATTGGTTGCGGCATTGGTTGATGGGCTAACCGTATCAGCTACTGCGTATGCTGCTCTTGCTGTTGGTGATGGTTTTTGGGTAACCGGATTCACAAACCCATTGCTTAATGTTTTCTACATTGTTGCAAGCAAGGCTGGCGCAAATAAAATTGTAACCACGATTGCCCCTGCCGCTACTGAGGCTGCTGGTGCTACTGTCATTCTTACGTCCAATCAAACTGCTAATGATGACCTTCCCACTTACAATTTGGTTCAGCGCAGAACCAAAGACAACAGTGCTGCTGGATCAGTAAGCCATCTAACTCTGTATGACGCAATCATTGATACATTATCCCTAGATATTCCAGAGACGGGGATCTCTAAAACATCTGCTGCGTTTAAGGCAGAAAAGAGAGTTGATGGAAACTTATTGATTGCAGGTCAAACCACTGCTGCGATCACTACCGACAAGGCTGTATCAGCCGTTCAAAATATTCTTGGGTTTTATGTAGACGGATTGAGTTACACCTGTATTCAAAAGAACCTAACTATTGAAATTAACAACGGTTACTCTGGTGATGATGCAGCTGCATGCTCGCGTCAATTTGCCCGTGGTCAATTCGAGGTGTCTGGATCTATGTCATTCCGGTCTCGTATTTCAAACACCCTTGACTGGGAAGTTATTTATCAAGATGGCACCCGCAAAGGCTTTGGGGTGCTTATAGCTCACGGTGGAACCACAGATCAAACCTACATATGGATTCCGCAAGCTGTTATCACTGAGCACAATCAGGCTGACGGCTCCAATGATGTTGCGAATCACGAAGTAAGTTTTGGCGCAGAGGGTAATGCTGCTGCTAATGCCACTATCATGATTTTCACCAACTGGGTTTAACAATGAGCTTATCCTGTTACAGAGAATCAATTGATAAGCAAAGAGATGGTGCTCCAATATATTTGTCGGGGATGACTTTTTATCTTCGCAGGTGGGGTACTGATGAGTCTCAAGAATTTCTTAAGGCTCTCAATAGAAAGCTATTCGGGCCATTCCATAAGCAGCAAGTTAGTGACCAGAATTTAATTTATTCTGAGTGGCTTTGTGGTTATGGGGTGGTTAATTTTGAAGATGTTATTGATGCCGAAACTGGCGATGCTGTTGCCTATTCTCCAGAGTCTGCGAGAGGAATATTTGCCAATCCTGAATATTTCCTATCCCTTAATCGCGATCTAATTAATTGCGCCATGAGCTTTGAATATTATCTTGCCGAAGAGGCAGAAGAAGATCTGGAGGAATTAAAAAAAAAATAACGTGGGACTTCGAAGAAATGGAGTCCACGTATGAGCTTTATGTTATGGAAGGGAATGAGGAAGAATTTTGGAGGATTAGACCTGAATTAGATGAATCACAAATAGAGCTGCTAAACTGTTACTATATAACAAGAAGGGATGGCAGGCGCGACGAGAGATGCTCAAAAGAATCAATACTTAATGCTCTATCACAATGCTGTTATGAAACAGATTTAGCGGTTAAAATACTCCAACAGTTAGACGACCACTATCTACATTTATGTGCTGAAAAGCTCAAGCGGCAGGCTAAATAATGGCAAACACAAGCACCATTCAGATAGTTCTAAACACCACTGCCGCGCAACAGAACGCCAATCAGCTAAACAACTCTGTAAACAATATCGGCTCAAGTGCAGCATCTACAGGTTTCGCGCTTAACAAGCTTGCGGCTGCAATTGGTTCTGTGTTCGCAGTTGCTAAACTTAAACAATACGCTGATGCTTATACATCTATCCAGAACCAGATTCGCCGCACAACCGATAACCAAGAGCAACTTAACCAAACTACCCGAGATCTTCTAAGTCTAGCAAATGAAACAAGGGCAGATCTTGGCGCTACAACTGAGCTATATACAAGCCTTGCGATTTCAACGAAGAATCTAGGCTTATCTCAGCAGCAAGTTTTTGGCATAACAAAGACCATAAATAATCTTTTCCTTGAGTCTGGGAAATCGGCAGAGGAAACAGCTGGCGCCATAAGACAGCTTGGTCAGGCATTTGACAAGGGAAAACTCAACGGAGATGAATTTGTTTCTGTCGCCGAGGGCGCGCCAGGAATATTAAGAGCAATTCAGCTGGAGACCGGGAAAACAAGAGATCAACTAGCATTAATGGCTGAGAAAGGTCTTTTGAGCGCCGAACTTTTAACGGTTTCGCTTCAAAAATATGGCGATGTTGCGCAGGCGGCAGCAGATAAAACAAAGGCAACTCTTGGGCAGGCATTTACCATTGCCGGCAATAATGCAACTTTCTTTGTTGGGGAGGTTAATAGTGCTGCTGGCGCCACCTCAAGCCTAGCGCAAACTATAATAGATCTTTCAAATTCACTTTCAAGTCAAGAAAATATAGATAATTTTATCCTGTTTTTCAAACAGGCATCAAAATCAATCAGCGACACGACGACAGATATGCGTCAATTCGCCAATGAATTTGAATTGCTGTCTGATATTGGCGGTGAAAGCGTAGGATTGATAGGCAGATCATTCCGCGACTTAGTGCCAAACATAAAAGCAAGCGTACAAGTAATTGTTGTTGAGGTGGCAAGCTTCATCGACAAGATATCTGCCAAGTTTAAGCAGTTTGATGATTATCTATCTAATTTTCTTGATGGTGACAACGCTGAGAAGTCGTTAAGTAATTACGAAAACAAAATAAACGCAATTAACTCTGCTCGCGATGAATCAATTCAGCAGATATTCCGTGAGCGTGATGCAATTATTGAATCGTCAAAGGCTGAAATTAAGGCCAAGAATGATGCGGCAGCAGCTGGAGGTGGAAAAAATAGTAATTTCGGAAACGCAAGCACACCAAAGGCAGACGTAGAAACAGCTGAACAATTAAAAGCTCGCAAGAAAAACGAACAGGCTCGCATTGACCTTATCAAGCAGGTTGAGGCTGAAATTGAGGCCGAAGGTAAGCGCATGGACATTGCCGATCGTGAGATTGCAGGCGCTCAGAGTGTAACTGCACAACTAAAAATAGAGCTTGATAAGAGGTTGCAAATATCTCAAATATACCGAGATCAAGCAAAATCAATAGACCAAGGTTACTACGAAGAACAGCGTGCCAACCTTAAAGCTAGAGAGCTGGAAGAGTTCGCAAATATTCAGGCTGGCGCGGCAGAGCAAGCACAGAAACGCCAAGAGCAATTAAGGCAGGCGCTTGAGAATGAGAATCTAGAGGCTTCTGAAAAGCTGCGCATTAAGGCTGAATATGATTTGCAGGATCAGCTACAGGCTCAGATCAACGAAGAACAAATGACAGCCATTAAAGAGAAAGGAAAGAGAGCACGCGAAGAATTAGATCGTGCAGAATTTCAAGCAAGATTAGATAGTGCTGGAGCTCTTGGAAATGCATTAATGACCCTTGGGCAAGGTCAGAGCAAGAAAATATTTAAGATAGGCCAAACTCTTGCGCTGGCTCAAGCGGCGGTTGCTTTGCCAACTGCTGTTATGGAGTCCTTCAAGAACGGCGGCGGCTACCCTTGGGGTCTAGTTCCGGCTGCAACAATGCTTGCAACTGGACTTAAAAATATTCAATCGATTAAATCTGCTGGAGCCGGCTTAGGCGGCGGAGGTGGCGGAGGTTCAATAAGCGCATCAATCGGCGGCGGGTCTGGCATAGGGACAATCCCAACCACAAGCAGCAGTCCTGATACAATGGTTCAACAAAAACGAATTTATGACCTGCGCGGAGTTAAGGCTGATGATAAAATAAGCATTTCCGCTATGGCTGCATTGCTTGAGGATGATGGCGCAGTGGTGATGATTGAGAATGCTCGCGAAGATGCAGCCAGAAGAAACGTTATAGGGGTTACAGCTCGATGAGTAATACATTCGTAGTAAACAACGGGCAGAGCCTAACCAATCCATGTCGCACGGTATTGGGTTACAGAAACTCTTTGATAGGCACTACATTCACAGGTATTGAGGATGCAAATTACCCAATGGCAATGGCTTTTGATGATTCATATCACACTGAATTTTCACCAATGGAGCCATCTTCATCGCAGTACGATTTTTATTTTTCATCGCTGCAAGACCTTAACTATTTCTCTATATGCAGTAAAAATGCTGGTCAATCTGGGCTAAATGTTAGCGTTCTTGTGTTTAGGGGGTCAACAGCATCTTATTACACAGTCGCAAGCTTTGGATCAATGACCGACGGCAAGCCTGTCATGGTTTATTTCGGAGATTTGTTCACAAGCGGGTACGCTGATGCTTTACGTTTGAGGGTTGTTCTAACGTACACATCAAAGCCTTACATTATGTCGATGATGTGCGGCAAAGGTATTGTATTCCCTCGCACAATGTCCACCGGATTCCAGCCTGCATTCGCTGCATACCTTGATGAGGTAGAGCAATTTTATGCTGATGACGGGCTAAATATGGTTGCTGGCAGAAGGCTGGCAAAAGGCAAGCAGCTGCGCGGGTCTATAAATTTTGTTAAAATGTCAACTCTAAAAGAATTTTGGGATGAGTACACTAACCACGTTTTGAATTCTAAGCCGGTAAGCCTGCTATGGAACACCAAAATGCCGGACGAATGCATTTATGGCTTACAGGTTCCTGATAGGCACACCAAGCCGACTTATAAAAACTCTCAATACTCGCAAATAGACTTCGAGGTAATTGGCTGGGCATGACATACGACACTAGAAGGTCACAATCCGGACAAGAATACATTCAAGAGATTGAGCTTGTTTGTGATGCCTGCAAGTTTGTCGCTGATATCGATTATATAAACAACTCATTTGCTACCAATGTCCCTCCAATTTCTGACACCTATACAGGTGTTCTAGCGCTCGGATTTAGCAATGCATATCCGCAGTGGGCTAGCGTTTCCGATTATTACATTGTAGTTACTGACTCTGGAGAGGTTATAAAAGTAAGCGGATTAATCCCTGGCGAAGTAACAATTTTAGAGCGCGGATGCTTTGGCACGACTCCATTACCATTAACCCCATCAGGCTCAGAGCTAAGATTTAAACACGCTGGCGAGGTAGACGGGTCGTGTCGAGGGTTCCCATTCACCTGCTCAAACACTGACAGCTATCATGTAGACGCCAAAAAGAGATTGATATTTTCTACTGGAAATAATGCTGGTGGGCTGCTTCGTTTTGCCGGACTTAGAAAGGTGTCGCATGATGCTGGCGAGGTTGATCCGGGCGAAAGTATCGGCACAAGAGCTCAGCTAAAGGTAGACATTTCTAACGGTACGCATAACGATTACGGGATAGTTCCATATCCAGATAAGCAGACCTATAGCGGAACTATGTTTGGTAAGCTTCTGGCCCGACACCCTTACTTTCAGGGCAGAGAGGTTATTTATCGTGAGGGCTTCAGGAATGCTAACACGTTCGAAGCTCCTGATCTTTTAGAAAGAAAATTTCTTATTGATTCGGTAAACCTTAGCAGCGAAATGTTCAGCATCACGGCATTAGATCCGATAATTCTAACCGAGGATAAAAAGGCGCAGATGCCGGTTGCATCGCCCGCTGTTCTTGTTTCTGGGATTAATGGCGCCACAACCGCATTTAGCTACACAAATGCCGCAAATTATTATTTTGGGGCGATGGCGGCCACGATATACATACGTATCGACTCTGAGATCATTCAGGCAACAGTAACAGGCGCAACGCAATTAACCGTATCTGCACGCGGGGTAAGATCAACCCAAAAAGATCATGATGCTGGTGCATCAATTCAGGATTGTGTTGTTTTTGATGGCACAAATGGTGTTGATGCGATTGTCTACTCTCTTGAGAATTACACGAGAATACCTGCCACCTATATTGGCGATTACTCTGCGGTCGCCGCGCTGCTTCCATCATTTGTACTTGATATGGCGATAATATCCAAGCCAATGGCTGTAGCTGAATTCATAAACTACATGGTTCAACTTGGCAACTTGGTTTTTTACTATGATGAAGTAGCTCAAAAGATTGCCATCGAGTACACACCGGAGCTTGAGATCGAGCCAATAACTGTATCGCAACAAACCGACATTAAGCGCGACTCTGTCTCCGTGGACAGCAACCTTAAAAACCAATTCACAAGATTGGCTTATCTGTTTGCACCGGTAGATGTTACAAAAGAATCAGAGGAAAATTACGCAATTAGATTATTGTCAGCGAATGTATCGCTTGAGTCTGATGAATACCTTGGACAGGTAAACGAGAAAAAGGCAGTAAAGAACCCTTTGCTAACCAATTCTCCTGGTGACAGTTTATTGGTTAGCTCTTACATAGGAAGGTTCCTACAAAATAATTCAGGAATACCAAAAATAATAACAGCAACCATTGACGCCTCTAAAATTGGTAACAATTCAGGCGGCGAACTTTCTGTGGGGTCAATCGTAAGTCTTTCCACAAAGTACAATGAAGATAAAGATGGCAATCCGTTATCAGAGCTTTATCAGGTATTAAAAATAAGCGGTGATGGATTTAAAGGCTATAAGACAAAGTTTAGAAGATATCAGTCAATAGAGCCAAGCTCCGTAGATTTTGTGATATCTGCCGGAGGAATAAATTACGATCTATCAAACTTCTTTTCTCCTGCCGCTGGCGTTTACACAATCTACATCAACTCTGATGTTGAATTTGGCAGTCTTGATACTTCATTGCCAGCGTTCACAACTGGCTCTCAGTCTCCTGGCGTTTCCTTTAAGATAATAAATCGCGGCAGAATGCTTGGGATGGGCGGGTCTGGCGGTGATTCTGGCATATACCCAGCATTCAATGATGCTCATGATGGGTTCGATGGAGGTGTTTCATTTGAGACCACAGTTCCAGTTGTTATTGACACCGGATCAGGTCTTATTTGGGCTGGTGGTGGTGGTGGTGGTGGCGACGACCAAGCGTTTTTCTATAACGGATCTGACACAATTGAGCTTGGTGCAGAAGGGGGCGGCGGCGGACAAGGGTATGGCGATTCTCTAGGCGGGCTTGGAACATATGGGGGTGACGACACAACCCATTCGGCATACGATCATCGCTCAGCATCTGGAAACCAGTCTGGGCCAGGAATTCGAGGTGGCGCATGGGGCGAAGACGGGCAAACCGGAAATGCAAATGGCGGCCTTGCTGGAATTGCAATTAAAACTAACGGAAATTCTGTTACAATTATCGCTGGAAATAACGACTTAAACATCAAAGGCAGGCGAGTATGAGTTTAGTTCCCTACAAATTAACAGCGCTTGCTCGCATAGATGTAACTGGGCTAAATATAATTCCCTACGCATCAGTATCGGTTGTGATAAGAGGGTCTGGAGTATTCGCAACACTCAAAACAGACTCAACCGGCGCCACTCCATTAAGCAACCCATTTCTTTGTGATGTAAATGGTGAAAAAGAATTCTGGACTAATGGCGGTAATTACACAATAACCGTTGCCGGGGGGCAGTCTTGGGACATATCGCTTAACGGTGATTCGGATATTACCAAGATATCCACGTGGGCAGATATCGGCACGACTCCAGTTGGTGGCGCCGGCCAATTATTCACCCTTGCTCAGCACACCTCTGGCGGCTTAGGCGGCGGCACATTAATGGCGTTTCCGGGATCAGTTACTGATGACGGAGGCACACAGAAAAATGCCTTAGGTGGATTTTATTTAAAGAGGGTTGGTTATGCAAACCTCACTCCTGAAATGTTTGGTTGCATTGGTGATGGGATTGTTAATGATTATTCGGCATTTCAGTTAGCGCTAAATGCTGCGTCAGGAAAGGTTATTGTGTGCACTTCTGGCGCGACCTATAAATCACTAACAGGTTTTACAGTTCCGGCAAATACATATATTTCCGCATGGGGTTCAAAATTTGATTTTTCTTCTTCGCACTTAACTGGATTTACTTGTGGCAGCGGTGTGTGGATTGTTGGGGCTAGTGAAATTAAAGGGGCTGGCAATAGTGCTTATAATATTTCTGGCAGAGCGGTTTATTGCTCGGGAGCCAATAACAGTCCGGCAGCGCCCACATTTGTGGTTGGCCCAGTAATATTAAACAATACATTCCGAGCATGGGGCGGGTATGGAATAAATGTGCAGTATTGTAACAACACGAGGGTTGAGAACAATAAGTTTTATAATATTGGATATGCTGCTTGTGGCGGAGCATCACAGAATGATGCAACTTTTATTGGTAATTATGTTGAAGATGTTTCCCCCGGCTCTCCAGGTGGCGATGCTTACGGCTGTTTCCTTGATAGACTAAACGGCACCAGTGAGACGGCTGATCCTCGCTCATATCGGTGTAAAATGAACGACAACACAATTAAAGGTGTAATTTCTACAGCCGCAAATAATGGGCATGCATTAGATTCTCACGGCGGAATAGAGATAGAGTTTATTGGCAACACTATTGACAGTTGCGAAGGTGGTATTTTTGTTACAGCATCATCTATTGCAGGCGTCGAGGCACTAGGCCCAAAGCGCTGCGTAGTTTCAAATAATACTATTAATTTAACCACTTACAATAATTACGCGATTATTGTGCGCGGGGCTATTAATGGCGCAGTTGTTGCAGAATACGCTGACTCGAATGTAGTTTCTGGTAACACGATTGTTGGCGGTGGAGTGGCAGGATCAAACACAACCGGTGCTGTTTTGTTGCAGGCATCAAAGAACACCAAGTTAGATGTGGGGGCAATTAGCAGATCAAGCCCGTTCGGAATTTGCATTTATAATGACAATCTAAACTTTAATATTTCTGGCGGAACAATCATTGATTGTTTTGATGCTTCTGTTGCCATTGCTGCTGGCATTGCGGTAAGAGGAAACAATAATAAAGGATTTATTGGCGGTATATCATTTAAGTATGAGACCGCAGGACTTGGCGCTTTTGTAATGGTTAATTCAATCATTGTGAGCGGTGGATTAACTGGGATAGATATTGACACAGGGCGCTGCTATTTCGAGGGTATCGACGCAACGCATCTATCGTTTAATGACGGCGTTGGTATTAATGGCGAATCTCTTTATGGATACAGTAAAACTGAGACTTTTACATTAACAAGTGGCAATTCAAGCACAGTTAAGTCAGTTGTTTTTGCCAAAAGATTTCCTTCCGCCCCCAAAATATCATTAACAAATGCTGGGGTTATATCGCCTGGTGGAAAAACTATGGCGTTAAGAACATCAAATGTAACAGCCACCGGGTTTGATATTATATGCTATCCGTATGACCTAACAACATGGTCGGCAACGGCCAGCGCAGACATTTATTGGCGAGCTACAACATAACGAAATCTATTAACGACATTATCGGTGATGTATGCTGAGTTTTGACATAGGTGTAGCTCTAAAGAAGTCCGGTTCAAGTCTTGATGCGAAATTGCTCGAGGCTTTTATTCGTGCTGAGTCTGGCGGCAAAGGGTTTGACTCAAAGACGGGTAAAATCCTGATTCAGTTCGAGCCGTCTTGGTATCGCAAGAAAGCTCCCTATGCTCCGTCCGGCGCATGGTCAGTGAATCAGATTGAAGTACAGTCTAAAGAATGGCTAGCATTCAACAATGCATTTAACCTCAATCCTGTGGCCGCTATGGAGTCTACGTCTATCGGCCTGCCTCAGATCATGGGGTTTCATTGGGATCGCCTTGGCTACAATTCTGTGGGGCATATGTGGGATTCATTCAAAGAAAGTTTAATAGAGCAGATATGCGCGCTTATACGATTCATTGAGACGGATAAGAACTTGCTGAAAGCGTTTCAGGAAAAAGACTATCATCGCATGGCTTATTTCTATAATGGGGCTGGCTATGCTGCTCAGGCGCACAGACTGGGAATTAAACCTTACAATGAACAGATTCGCGATACCTATCAATCACTCTTAAAGGTGTAATTATGTATTGGGCAAAATTCATCGGCACCAAGTTCATGACTACAATTGGGTGTGGAGCGGCTACTACATGGCTATGCTACATTGGCAGAATCGACGGAACTATTTACGCAGCAGTTACCATAGCCACTGTTGGTGCGTTCATTGCTGGCAATGTTACCCAATCAATCAAAGAATCAAAATACAATGCTAACAACACTCCAGATTAAGCTAATTATTTATGCTGTATTGGCGGCTGGAATTGGCGGCGGTGTTCTATACATCAAGCACGTGTTTAATGAGCGTGGACGTCTTGAGACTGCATTAAAAGACGCTGAGCTAAGTCGTGATACCGCAATAGCCTCTGTGTTTCTTTATCACGAAAACAGTGAAAGGCAAGTAAAATTAATCCAAGATTACCAGGTGAAGCTAGATGAAAAGCAAGCTGCAAATTCTTCTCTTGAGCGCGATGTTACTGCTGGGCGCAAGCAGTTGCGCATCAAAGGCGCCACGTGTCCCGCCAGTGCCACTACAGCCGATTCCAGCGCAACTGAAGCCGCTCCAATCATTAGTGCCGGCTTACGATCAGATATTTTTAATATCCGAAGTGGAATAATCACTTTAGAGTCGAATTACGCGCTGTGTCTTAAGATATTGGATGAAGACCGCAGACAAAAAAATGCCCCCAAATTTGGAGGCTAAGTGCTGTATTAACAGCGGGGGAGAAAGCTTTACCTTGAGGTATCAGTATAGTCCGTTGATCTTTTTTCTGCCACTTTTTTCGCAACATGATCACGAAGCATAGCAGCAACCTTGGCTTTTCTTTCTTCGTGCATTTCTTTATTCATCGCATCATCTCGTTTGTATTCTTCGCGCCCAACCCATCCAATATAAGCAAGCATAACGCAAACACAAAACAGAAGGGCGCCAAGCTCAGATCCAAACGTCCAATCAACAATATCCGGCAGCGCATAAGCAAAAATAGATCCCGCAATCGAAAGCATTAGCATAAATAAAAACTGTGTTCTGGTTAACATTTGGATCTCCTTATTAATTAATTTCTATGATCTTTCTTCTGAAAGGCTTAAATACTCTTCCATTCCACTCGCACCCGATAGTCCACGTCTCGCCAACGGTCTCGCCTTTTCCTAGCGGGACGCTAACCCATGTTTCGGCATCATCAAGGATAGCCTCATCTCCAGATTCAATTTTTTCCCCTTCTCGTAAAAGCCTGTAAGTCATTATCTTTCTCCACAATAATAATAAATAGCAACATCCGCGCACTGAGTGGCGACCCCATACAAAATAAATATAACCCCAATAACGCAAACCGCAACTACAATGCATTGACCGATTTTGAATAACATATTTTAATCCTATAACTAATAATCTGCCGGAGGAAGACCCTGCAATTCTCGCTGCTTATCTCTTGTTTTTAGCGCTTCATGAAGTGGTAACTTGCTAATTACAATCGCGCCTATTTTGATTGAGTAAGTGCCATCTTTGTTAAGCTTTAGGTTTTGATATCCAGATTTCGAGCGTGTTTTGTTTCTTATAACCGAATTATCAAAGAACTGATCTGGATCACCTTTCTCGTGCATCTTTCTTTGAGATTGAACTCTATTCCAGTCGTCGCGCTTCTCCTTTAATTTTTTAAGCGTTTCTTCATTTGTAATCGGCTTGAAAGTATTGCTAACACCAATCGGCACAACCGTTACTTTATTCGTGCGCTCAAATTCTGCCATTTGCTGTGCTATCTCATCGTGCAACGAATTATTTTGGCGTCCATATGTGTAAGCCTCAATTCCTTCTGGCTTTTTGATTTCTTCAATTAAGCTCATGTCATTCCCCTGGTGATTTATAAGCCGCCGTAGCGGCGTTGATTGATTAACCGCCGAAGCCGCCAAACCCATTCCCGCTAGCTTCTGGATATGAATCGTATCCACCGCCAAAGCCAGCCGATTGCGCCTGCCCTGTTGATCCTGAGGTGGATTTACGCTCGTCATTATCTTTATACGTTGACGTCATGCGATCAACGGTTTGCGCTGGTGAATTAGAAAGAATCTCGCGCATGGTTTTCTTGTCAACCGGATTGAATGGTACTTTGATTTCAAAACCGTATGAGTCAGAACCATCTGCTTTGCTGGTTAATTTCTTTTGTAAGAATAGACCAATTTTCTTTCCTGTAAACTCTGGACACACCCAATTTTCGCCAGACTTTACAGCGGTCATTTTATCAACGCGTAGCACGCCCATCATTGCCTGAAGGATGCTAGCACCCCCGCTAATCGGTTCGCCTGCCTGACCCTTAACTGCTGGCGCTTTGGAGTAGTAAACACTGATGTAATTGCCTTTAAGGCCATCATCGGTCTTCACAGAAAACTCAAGGCCAGACGATCCAGTCTTTGCGGTCACATATTTTGCTTCTGTGATTTCGCAGATGTGCGCGCCACCTTGTGAAAGGTATTCGCCTCCACCGGCTTTAGCGGCTAACTCTTGGTTATAGCTCATTACTACTTGTGGTGCTGTCATGGTTTATTCTCCGTAATAGGATTTAATGGTTTGTGTAACGTAATTTAAATCGTTGTCGATAGTTTCCGCGTCAAACATTCCCATAGGGGTTTTAACGGTGTCATAGCTATCGTTTTGGGTTGTGAAAAGATATTTGTTATCGCGTTTAATGGCTTTCATCACAATAGTGAACAAGCCTTCAATCGTGATCTTTTCGTCAAGCAATTTGCCAATTGTTTTACACTTGGTAATGCCGCGATCATCGGTCTGAGAGTGTGCAAGAACATAGACAATGACGTCATCAGGCGCAGACTGTGCAGCCATGAAAATATCCCATGCCGCACGTGCGATCTCGTTGTACTTCGCAAACGCTTGATTTCCTGATTCCTTATCCAATACGCGTCGCATGAACTCATTGGCCATGGTGTACTGGAAGTCATCAATGATGATTATTTTCTTGCCGATTGTGGGAAAGTATTTAATCGCTTTGCAGATAATCGCGGAATTGTCATTAACAATGATTGAGCCTTTTAGCTCAGTATCATTCCATGGTTTCCACGAATTCTTAAAAGGTAATGGCTTTTTAACGGCTTGAATCAGAATGCAATCGTCTGGATTAAGATTGCGTAGAGAGGTTGACTTCCCGTTACCGGATTCGCCAATAATTAAGACAGGTATGC